GCTGTCAGTGATTTACCATGTAGTTTGAACCATAGCTCAACCACGTCTTTCAGTGTTCGACGATCCACTGATTCACCTAGCCAGGGCTTTGCTTCGGTTTCTTCCATCGTGTGACGCTCAAAAGCCAGTGCTTCGCCTTTGGTGGCGAATTGTTTACGCACACGACGTCCACTACGTCCGGCGGGGTAACATTCGCAAAGCCATTTTCCTGTGGTGAGTTTTCTTACTGCCATAAAAAAGCCCTCATATCAGAGGGCTAAATTTAACTGTATATACAACCAGTAATCAATGTGTGATTGCTATGAAACATACATTGCTAAGCAACATGTAGTTCATCGTTGGCGGAAGTGACTGCTTTGCGTTCCTGTTCAATAGCTAGTGACTCTCTATATTCTTTCGCCTCTGCAAACATTGTCCAGTGGGCATTGATGTTCATATCTTCAATAACCGATTTAATTTCTTTAATATTTACGTTAAAAAACTCTTTTCGTGAGTTAATTTTATTGACCTGCTTTTCGTTGAAGACTTTATGCAGATGATTTTCTAATGACGGTGCATCATCACTATAAATCATCGCATGAACATCGAACGAAAAAGGAACACTAGCATCCCCAAGTTCACGAACACGATCAAGTGGTTCAAGGCGGCGTGTCATTCCAATTTTATATACATCTTCGCCAAATGAGCCAATATTGCTAATTATATAAACATGGCCTGATCTAGTTTGTTGAGCCATAGAAATAGCTCGTTGGTTTTTAGCTTCAGCTTCTTCATATTTTAACTGTAGTTCAGCTATTTTTTGCTCTAAAGCTAAGCGTTGTTCTTCATTTGCAAGCATAAGCTCTTTCGTCGCTTTATTTATAGCTTGCTGAATAGCTTTCTCTTCTTTTTCGGCTTCTTTTATCGCTTTTTCATACTCTCTACGAGCTCTTTCCTCTTCACGAAGCTGTTCTTTAATCCTTCTTTGCTCCTCTTTTTCTTCGAGCATAATTTCATTAACTGCAACTCCCCATTTTAGCTCGTTGAGTCGTGCCTGAAGATAGATGTCACTTATTTTTGCGGATCTAAAAGCAGAGCCATTATAATTTACAAGTTGAAATGCATCTTTTATTTCTTGGGAAAGTTTTCCAAAATTGTTGTGTTTGACTTTTGATAAAATACTGTCAACTCTTCCATTGAAGGCATCCAAAACAAAGTTGATAGTAGTATTACGCCTGTTTTGCTCAACATAATCACACGAAGCTGCTTTATTAGTTTTTATTAATGATTTTGTTAACTCCCTGGCTTTTTGTAATTCCTTGCCTGCATCTGTAAACTCATAATTTTCTGCCAATTCATCAAGTACACTACGGTTAGGGATGATCCATTCATCGCCATAACCTTCAATTTTATTTTTCATTGATTTGGCAACTGCTTCATATTTTTCTGCAAACTCTTTAGCTTCATACGCTGAACCAGCAATCTCTTTTGCTCTTTCTTCTGCATCGGAAATAATTTTTACTGCGTTGTCATTAGCATTTGAGATCAGCTCATTTGCTTTACTGTTGGCATTATCAAGACGTTCTTTGGCTTTCAGGCGTGCATCGCGAGCGTCTTTGGTGATTGCTATAGCTTCGCTATTAGCGTTGCTTATTGTTATCTGAGCTTGATAACTTGCTTCGTTTACTGTCTTAGCTGCCTTTATTTGGGCTTCTTCTATTTTTTGCCTAGCTATTGAGTCTGCATTTTTTATCTTATTCTCTGCCTCCATCACTGCGCTGTGCAGTTCTTCGTATTGCCATAATGGTGCTGCTCGCCCTTCAAGCTCTGATAGATCTCGTGCAGTCTGTGCTAACTTTTCTTGATTTTCACTCAGTTGGCTGGAAAGGGCTATGTTGTTAGCCGTCAGGTTATCTATGGCGGCTTTGTGTTCTTTACTTTGCTTAAATAATATTATAGCTAGAACAGGGGCGAGCAATGCTAATAAGAATATAACGATGGAAAATGAATTCATTTTTAAATCCTTTTACTATATCAATTTGAAACTATTGTACTTCTTATACAAGCAACCACTTCAATATCAGAAAATGCACATTCAAAGCTATTCTCTGTAGTTGTAATTTTAATCATACCTTTTGGAAGCTTTGTGATTTTTCGAATGGAATAGGTTCCGTCGATTTTGATTAACCAGTGTCCATCAAGTACTTCAGAAAATTTTTGATCACAAATGTATGTGACAAGCCCATCCTGAATAACAATTGGTGATGAAAGATTTGCAGGAAGAAATGATGAATCGAATACATATGAACCATCTTCAAGCATTTTGCCTGCGGTAAGGCGAAACTTGGGAAGCTCTTCTGTGGCTACTGTCAGCGAGCTTTGCTTAAGTCCTTGCCCGGTGGTTAACCATTTCAGTGAGGTTCCTGTTTCAAGAGCACATTGGATTATCCAGTCTGCAGGAAACGTATCCCGCAAATACCTGTTCGCCAGAGTGCTTTTTGATACTTCCAAGTGATCAGCTAAAGCCTGTCGTGTCGTAAAGCCATAAGCTTCGACTAATCGCTCAATCGCAGCCTTACCACCTTTATTGGGATTTATTTTGATCTCACTTGGGTACTTTGATGTTGACATATCTCTTTTGCGATCCTAGTATCAGTTTTGTTCCCATTTGGGTACTTGCCACGATTACTACAGGCTCACCACAAGCCAATAGGAGATGTTGCATCATGACCCCTAACATTTCAATAACTCTGAATACGCCACATGTCACAATTGAGCGTTATAGCGAACTTACTGGTCTTTCAATCGACACAATTAACGATATGCTGGCTGACGGTCGCATCCCTCGGCATCGCCTTCGGAAAGACAAGAAAAGAGAAAAGGTGATGATCAACCTTGCTGCTCTTACCGTTGATGCACTTACTGATTGCAATGTTGTATTCAACTAGTTCCATTTTGGGATACATCAGGGGTGTCGACCATGTTTGATTACCAAGTTTCCAAACATCCACATTTTGATGAAGCCTGTCGTGCATTCGCATTGCGCCACAACCTGGTGCAACTGGCAGAACGTGCTGGCATGAATGTGCAGATTCTGCGGAACAAGCTGAACCCATCTCAACCTCATTTATTAACCGCACCAGAAATCTGGCTGCTTACCGATCTGACTGAAGATTCAACGCTGGTAGATGGGTTTCTGGCACAGATTCACTGCCTGCCATGTGTACCGATTAATGAGGTTGCAAAAGAGAAACTGCCGCATTACGTCATGAGCGCAACTGCATCGGGCGTGTTGCAGCAGGTGCGGTATCTGGTGATGTAAAAACTAGTGCCGGTCGTCGTGATGCTATCAGCAGCATTAACTCTGTAACACGACTGATGGCGCTGGCTGCTGTTTCATTGCAGGCCCGTTTACAGGCTAACCCTGCGATGGTGAGTGCAGTTGATACCGTGACTGGCCTCGGTGCTTCATTCGGTTTGCTGTGAGGTGCTTATGCTGAAGAAAGAACCATCATTTGCATCGCTGCTGGTAAAACAAAGCCCGGCAATGCACTACGGTCACGGCTGGATCATGGGTGAGGATGGTAAACGCTGGCATCCATGTCATTCACAAGATGAATTGCTGTCTGAATTGACCACGAGGAAACGGAGAAAGTCAAAATGTATGCAGCGGAAAGTGAAGTGGTTTATCAGTTTCGTTACAGAGGGGAGAGTTATTCAGTACCTGAAGATGATTTGCTCTGTTGTTATCCGTCGTTGTCGGGCGATGGCAGTTACTTTTTCACGCTAAGGGATGGGACGTTTTTACGGGGAGAGCAGGTTAAAGAGACGATACGAAAAAATGTATCTCCTCTTGAACGTTACCGTAAGAACAAAGAACGATAGTTGCGTTTTGGGAATATGAATTATGGCAATTAATGGCGCTGCGGCGACTGTTCCATTAGGCCCCGGTGAACGCCTGAATGGACTTAATCACATTGCGGAGTTAAGGGCGAAAATTTTTGGTCTGAATATTGAGTCTGAGCTTGAGCGGTTTATTAAAGATATGCGTGATCCACGCGATATTAATAGCGAACAAAATAAACGGGCACTGGCTGCCATATTCTTTATGGCAAAAATTCCAGCTGAACGTCATAGCATCAGCATTAATGAGCTGACCACTGACGAAAAGCGGGAGTTGATTAAAGCAATGAATCATTTTCGTGCAGTGGTGAGCTTATTTCCCAGACGGCTAACCATGCCGAATTAACCAACTAATGAAATTAATGGCGTAAACCCGCCGGGCATCCCTTTATCTAAATTCAGGAGAATTGATTATGCGTAATATTGAAACCCTCTCGACCAAAACCGGACCGGATGACGCAGGGCTTAATATTTTACTGACAGAGGCTCGTCTGGAAGAACGCCGGGCAAGGGCTGAAGCAATGGCAGCTCGCCTTGATAGCCTGGCGTGTCATATCACATCCCGCCAGCTAACCCACGTCGAAGCGGCAGAACTGCTTCGTGTGACTGCTGAAGCAATCCAGAACGAAGCGCAGGAGATCCACTAATGGCTGATGCAATGGATCTCGTACAGCAGCGCGTTGAAGAAGAACGCCAACTCCATATCCGTGCTGCCCGTGCCAAAACGCCGGGCGTGTCCCGCGTGCTTTGCATTGAGTGTGAAGCGCCAATTCCGCCAGCACGCCGCCGTGCCATTCCGGGTGTGCAGCTTTGCATTACCTGTCAGGAAATCGCAGAGCTGAAAGGCAAACATTACAACGGAGGTGCTGTATGAGCACCATCCTGAAATGGGCGGGAAATAAAACTGCCATAATGTCCGAACTGAAAAAACATCTTCCTGCTGGCCCGCGACTGGTTGAACC